CTACAGAAAAAAATTTCCCAGGGTATAAAAGTACTCCCCAGGTTTTCACCACAACAATTGGGGAGCAACTGACATATATTGCAATTACCCTCTCAGAGACTCTCAGGATCGCCTGTAAGGCGTGTTATGAGAAGATTATGAGAGTAAGTATGCAAGGTATCAAATAATGAAAAATATACATAATTCAGAAGTCAACACTGAAGATATGAAAAGACACGTATTACCTGTAGAGGTTGATGAGCATGGTGAATGTTTTCTAACATTACCCGACGAGTTACTCGACGAGATGGGATGGTCAGAGGGAACTCTGATTGAGTGGAGCGAAGACATTGACGGCACTGTGATTATGAAAGGCGTTGAAGAATGAAAAAAACCGTAAAAACCGCGTGAGACTATGACTGAAGAAAATTCTATCCCAGAATTCAAGAGTGATGCAGAGTATTTGAAGTGGGCATTTGAGAATATCAGTAAGGCGATTGAGAATCTAGCAAAGCGTCAAGCAATTATGGAGGAAGCGATTCAACGTTTACCACCACCAGGTGCTGATATGATCAAGTATAAGATTGAAGGTAATGAAGATTATAGTAACATGAAAGAGTTACTTGATAATATCTTTGAGCGCATAAATACGATTGAGACAATAACTGGTATATAATGGCAGCGTATGTTGAGGAGACCGCAAGAAGTTTTCCAAACCCTATATCTTCTCGTGAATTTACAAAACCATTTAAACGCCCCTCATCGTCTAAGTATAGGTCACATTCAAGTGCTCCTGAGTTAGGCACGGGGACTGACTATTTTATTACTTTTGAGGGGGCAGGACCAGGGTCTATGCCCATGGGTACAGATAGTGTACATTATATTGGAGATAACGATCCAACATTAGTTGGTGCATGGGGTAATAGATCACCTGTCTATCGTTATTATCGGAGCAATAAAAGAGATCATAAGTATTCGATCGGCGCTGAGTTATCACAGCGTGATATGGGTGCGGAGAATGAGGATAGGAAATCCGCAGCGGGAGGATATGCAAAGGAGCCTCGTAATGGTAGACCTGTCTTTTATATTCTGAATGAGAATTTACCAGGGACTGCACCACTTAGACTATGGTATTCATATTGGCCTGACAATACTGTATTCACATTAAACAATGATACTCCTGGAAGTACAGGAGATGGAAAGGGGCAATATAAAGATCTAGGTATCATTGGGTATGTGTATACAAGTAATCCTGGTATTTCTGGTGTAACACCTTTATATCATTATCAGCACGGTAGTAGAAGTGCTAGTAGTGGAGTGGACATTGATGATTTTTATACAATCGATCCTGCCTCTGAAGTAGACCTGAGAGGTGGTCCTATTGCCCCTAAGAAGCGTTTGAATGAGCGTTATGACTATCAGGGTATCTTAGGATATGTTTTCGATCCAGCAGCATTAGATGCAGCAAAGGTACAAGTAAGAGATATTGGTAAAATTGGTCCTACTGGTCAATGCATTGATAAGACAGGGTGGTATCAATTTGAAGCTGATGGTAGTAATTATAGTTTAGGAAATTACTTCCGTGGATTTGATCCTTTCTGTAAAAGTTTTAACGGATGGGGTCGAGGGGACCGTGGCACTGCGGGGAAACCCTCATCATGTAGTGGTGGGACACCAGGTGTAGTTGGATTTGGTAATCCTGATAATGTAGAGATTATTGATCCCGATGCAAACTTTGAATGGTTGTATGGATTGAATGGTGCTATCAAAGGAGCAGTGCCAAGATTCTTAGGGTTTGAGGATAGTTATGACTCACAGTTTTATTACTATCTGTACGATACAACATATCCATGGAATGGTCCCATCTTTGGTATTCAGTATGCTCTAAACGATGCAGCATGTTGTCCTAATACCACTGTACCAAAGGAGACCACAACTGCAGTTGGACCTGATGGTAGCACTACTAGCACTATAATGGTGCCAGCCTGTGTACCTGCAACGCATTACTATTCACATTTCTATCAGATCAAAAGCGACTCATGGGAAACTACCAGAACCCGCATTACCCTTAATGATGTCAGCACCTTTGGTGTGAGAGAAGGATTTAATATTGTTGATACTGATTCGAGGACACTACTATTCCGCTATACTGGTGGTAATACCAGCGGTTCTTTCAAGAGAGGTGATAAGATTAACGGATGGGACATTTCTAATGTCTTATATTATGGTGATGAGTTAAGAGCAGGCACTATTGAATTGACTGCTCAACAATCTGGAAATGCATTTAATTATCTAGATACCTATACTTCTCCAGATGGCGCGGAGATAACTGTGCTTGCTGGGTATGGTATCAAAAATAAGGCAGCATTCGCAGGGACCTATGAATTTCCTAAGCGCATTGCATATTGGAAAGTGTCGATCAATCCTAAAGCATTGATACCATCTCGCACATTAGATAAGGCAGAGGCAGTAGCAGTTGTAGGTAATAATGGTGAGATCACAGAAGTGATCATGGTTGCAGGTGGTAGAGGATATAAGAAACCATTTGCAGAAGCAATTAACCCACGAGTGTTGGAAGACTTTGGTGCTGGTGACTTAACTAAGTTTATGAAAGATGGTGTTGTTGCATCTGAAGATGAGGTCCTTGGACAATCTTTCAATACACCAGATGCATCATTCACAATTGATGATAACATTTTTGAGACCATTGACAGTTATGGTGTAGAAATAGGTCAAGTGCCATATGCTCTTGATAAGAATCAGGAGAAAATTAGATTAAAGAAAGCAGTATTGTCAATTTCTGATATTGATGATCTCGGATCAATTCAAAGTATTCGTGTAGTAGATGGTGGATCTGGATATGATCAAAGCGAGCCTCCTACGATTTTCATTGCAGAACCTGAAACATTTGACTATGAAAGTCCACCGATCGCAAAAGGCAACAAACAAGAAAGTGAAAAAACCATTGAGGAAATGGGCACAAGTTTTGCAAGTAAATTTCAAAGTGCATTACCAGCAGCAGACTATGAGCGACTGAATGGATTCATGCAGGGATCTTTCGTGACTGCCACTACAGGACCAGCGGTTTCAGTTGTTGATACTTACCTACGTGCTCCTGATATTTCTGATGACGTAACTAAATTCTGTTTTGACCTTCCTGCAAATTGTATTGATATCCCGTCAGAAGGACAGTTGGGTCAAGTGCCAGAAAACTGGGATGGATTATTTCAATACACTAGTATAAATCCTGGAGTAGCTGCATTTCAAAAAGATGGAGCATCCTTAGTGGAAGACGGATTCAAGAGGGCGGATGCGTATCTAGATGACATGAATGGTCTCTATGGTGCATTCGGTGGTGATCGTTGTATTACAATGGGACAACCTAACATTTACAATGTAAGACGATGGTTTGATATGCCATGTGCATATCTAGCATCTGATGATGAAGGAGATCAAAAAGCATTTGGATACTTACCTTACAAGTATTGTGCTTCTGAGGAGAAGGAAGCTATGTTTAGAGTATCTTTGGAGGTTGAAGGTAGAGTCACTGGATCTATGGGTTCTGACTTTATGAATTACTTCTCATCTTTCCAAAAACCTAAACTCACTATGAGTAGAAAACCTGAAGGTGGTTATAGGACTTGGAGTTGTAGACGTGGTGCAATTAATGGTAGATGTTATAGGGATCCATCAGATCAAAATGACATTGTATTTGTGCCTGTAGGATTGGATGAGAATACATTCGATTACAATAGAAGTGGATTCTCCGAATACCAACAGTTTAGATTGTGGTTAGGAGATAATTTGACAGGTGGTGGTTTAACATCAAATAATCCAGTATCGTGGCAATGGGGTGAAACTACGACTACGACTACATCCACTACAGATCCCGAGACTGGAGAGACTACAACCTCCTCATCATCTTCTACTACAAATTATAATGATGGCAATCAATATACTGCATTCACTTTTGATTGTAGTCCTGATCCAGGTGACACTAACGCACCCAACCAGGACTGCTGGGATAAGTATGTAAGGGGCACAGGATCGCCCTCAGACGCTCCTTTAGACGTTTACTGTGGATATGATACTAATGGAAACGGGATGCCTGGAGAGCGATTCTGGGAGATTACAGGACCTGCCTTTGGAGATACTGAAGGAGGACACACAACACCTTCAGGACCAGTTAATCCATTCTGTTCCCTATGTAATTCATTTGCTGGTGGTTACCTTGGATTCCCATTCGTATTCCTTCTTGGTGGCACTGGAGGACCTCCTGCATGTGGATTGGAGCAAGTTAATGATGCTTCTATTGCCGTTGATCCACAACGCACATATGACTATGGGGATGGTAATGGCAAGGTTATGCACTTGGGATCTTATGATGGCACAATGATGGTTAGAAATTGGTTGACTGGAGGTGTTATTGCATTAGCAAGGACAATTCGGAATATGGGCAACCCATACTTTGATGAGTGCTCTGGTGCCACTTTTTGGGATGATGGAAACGAACTTAACGACGATATTTAATTATGGCATACGGATTTTTAAAACCTGTTGCATCTCTCAATGGACTGCCATGCTCTGGGCATGGATTATGCATACCTTCAACTATTCACTCAGTCCAATCGTGTGGTAGTCCCCCAATTCCATATAGTATTATCATTAAGAATTTTACTTGCTGGTGGCCACCATATCCTTTAATCCCACTCACTGCAGTTAATCCTTTCAGAGCGACTGTATTGGTGAATAGTGTTCCCATTATGTTGATGGGTGACACATTTAGTCTTCATTTTTCAACTTGCACAAATATTATCATCTATCTTTGCCCATGTGGCAATGCGATCTGTGCTATTCCAACACCAATTCTATGCAGTCCACTAACTATTGAGGACAATGGTGGTATTGGACATGTAAGAACTGTTGTTTCAACTACTCTAACCGTGTTTGCATTGAAATTGCCAGTGGCAAGGATACTGGATCCACTTGGTGTTGGATTTCCTGGATGGTCACTTCCCTGCTCTTCTGTTGTTGCATGGGGACATCCAACAGTATTGTCATCATAATAAATATCTGCTATGATTGGTAAGTCTAAACGGAGCACTAATGGCAACACGAGCAAAAACTGGACTGGTGAAGGATACTTGGGTACCTGGAAATCCCAAAATGACTCGTCAGGGCAACTCTAAAAACACTAAACTCAGCGCAACTTCTCGAAATGACAAGAAAAAAAAGTATCGTGGTCAAGGACGCTAAGGTAATTACCACCCCAGAGTTGGTTAAAGAAGCAAATGTAGGACTTTACCACGCCAAAATAAATTTACCCAATGCTGCAAAACTTTGTGGTATGACTGAAAGGGAAATGAAAATGACTTTTAGAGAATTTCTAAAGTATCAACCAACAAATTGGGAATAATTATGAAGGATCTCTTGTTTATTAGTCAAGATCAAGAAATGGCTCTTATCCAAGAGGTCATTTATAAGATCAAAATGTCAGATTTTGACATACATCCACAAAAAACTTGCTTTTTATGTGTCTCTCCCGACTATTCTAGTATTGTAACTCAACATTTGAGTCATGGTCTAACTGTTGATAGAGAAATTTATCACATTGAAGCAGTAAATGTGCCCTTTCCAGACGAAAATTCAAAGAAATATGAATTGGACTTCAGTCTTAACTTTGCAGAATGGGTTTTAGACTGGGAAAACTTTGTCCTTATTGAGGCAGGAGTGATTCGTGGAGGTACTTATACCTGGATTTCCAGGATAATGAATACTTTCATGCATGAAAACTACTATACAGTAGCACTTTGTGAAAATATTCACAGTAAATTTCAATCTGATATCGTAGGTAAGTACTACGATGACAAGAAAGAAGATCTACATTACTGGTGGGAGCAACCAAACAACCATTGGGAATGGAATAAATAAAATGTAACGAGTAAAGAACATGGGAAAATCTACAGTAGATCAATCTTCCGAATTTCAAGACTCGGGAATGACGCTCATAACTGATGTTAAGAGTGATAAATATCTGAAACAAGCTAAACCGCTTGCAAAGAAAACAACTAAAAAGTCTTAAATGGCATCTTACAGATTTAGATCTGAAAAATACGTCAGTAGAGGGTTTAAAGATTTAGCAGTATCATTTATTGCTAATCCCTCTACTGGCGATTTTGGTGTCGTAAAAAATGAAAACGCCATAAAACAGTCTGTTAGAAATTTACTTCTAACAATCACTGGGGAAAGGTTCTTTCAACCCACTATTGGGTCTCAAGTGAAAGGACTTTTATTTGAAAATTGGGATGTATTCAGTGCAGATGCAATTAAAAATGAAATTACGAATTGTTTGTCGCGATTAGAGCCACGAATTGTAGTTTCAAAAGTGGATGTGCGCGATGATGCTGATGGAGATTTAAATTCATTAGCAGTTTCTATTGATTATACGATTATAGGCGAGCAAATTACCCAAACTATCGATTTTCTCTTAGAGAAGGCATAAAATGTCAGCAATTCCCTCCCAACTTACGTCTCTGGACTTCTTTGAGATTAAAGAATCCATCAAATCTTATCTTAGAACTCGCTCTGAGTTTACAGATTACGATTTTGAGGGAAGTAGCGCATCATATTTGATCGATGTCCTTGCATATAACACATATTATACAGCATTTAACGCAAATATGGCTCTCAATGAGTCATTTTTAGAAACTGCAACTGTCCGAGACAATATTGTCCGCATTGCAAAGCAATTAAATTACACTCCTAGGTCGATTAAAGCACCTAAAGCGTGTTTATTGCTGATGGTGCAGACTTCTTTAGGTTTGAATGGCATTACATATCCAGAATTTGCGACTTTATCCAAAGGAGATGTATTTGTCGCACAGAATGCGCTAGATTCATATACATTTACACTCACTTCAGACATTACAGTGCCTGTAGATAAATCTAGCGGGATGGCAATGTTTGATAATGTGCAAGTATATCAAGGAAACCTACTAACATTTAATTACACTGTTGACTACACCAAAAAATCAGATTATGTTATTCCTGCAGAAAACGTAGATACTGATCTTCTTACGGTTGATATCTCACCAAATGCACAATCCTCCGAAACTGATACTTATAATTTAGTAAAAAATGTTACTGCCATAACATCAACTTCCCGTATTTACTATTTGGAAGAAACTGATGATCTCAGATACCGCATTATCTTTGGTGATGGTGTATTGGGGCGTAAATTAATTGATGGAGAGTACATCAAACTGTCATATGTCCAAACTGATGGTGAGGATGCCAACGGAGCTAAGGAATTTTCATTCATTGGTAACATTGTTGACAGTGATGGACGCAGTGTTGCAAGTAATAGTATTGCATTGACAGTTAAAGAATCTGCACAGCAAGGTGAAAATCGGGAAAGTGGTCTTTCTGTTAAGTTTAGAGCCCCAAGAGCATATGCTACACAGAATCGTGCAGTAACTGTTAATGATTATGAGAATATTGTCTCAGAAATCTATCCACAAGCAGCATCTGTGACTGCATATGGTGGAGAAAGTCTTTCCCCACCAGTTTACGGAAAAGTCTATATTGCAATTCGACCCAAAACGGGAAATAAACTAAATGCAAGCACAAAAGCTCGTATTAAAAATAATTTAAAGAAATATTCTGTAGCATCTATTGATCCAATCATTGTTGATCCAACTTCCTTCTACATTATTCCAAAATCATATGTTTACTATGATGGAAATTCTACAAATAAAACTGGATCGGCTCTAGCCACGACAGTTTTGCAATCTATGGACCAATACAACAAGTCTGGTCAAACAAATAGATTCAATAATCGTATTGATGGATCTAAATTTGGATCTATGATTGATAATAGTGATAGTTCTATCTCTGGTAGTGTTACTCAACTTACTTTAGGTCAAAATTTAGATCAATTTACATTTGGCGGTGTATTTACTCAATGTCTTGATTTTGGTAACCCAATTTACGATCCAAACGACTTTGCAGGGACAGCACCTGACGGCAATAACGGCGGAGGTAATAACGGAGGTAATAACGGCGGCGGCGGAAACGGTGACGGCGGAAACGGTGACGGCGGCGGAAACGGTGGTGATGGCGGCGGAAACGGCGGTGGCGGTGGCGATGGAGGAGACGGCAAATGCTCTCCATCATTCTCAGTAGTAAAATCAGGTACTTTCTATGCAACTGGATACTCTGAAGATCTAGTAAATCTTGCATTAGATGAGTCTACAGGGGCACAAATTATTACTCCAGCCCTTAATTCAAATGTATCCACTGAAGTCTTAGTTCCTGTGAATATTAGAGATGATGGAAAAGGCAACCTTATGTTGATTACTAAGAGAGATGAAACTGAACTTATATTGAATCCTACTGTGGGTACTGTAGATTATGGCACAGGTAAGGTTTGTGTTGGACCTTTATCAATTTCGGATACTCCAGATAATAGCACAAGACTGCCTATTCAAGTTGTGCCATTTGGTGGATCTATTGTAATTCCACCTGGAGTCGATCCCGCAATTTTCAATCCCACAGTCAATCCAATTGATTTTACAACACAAAGTATTCCCATTCCAAACTTCGATCCTAATAACTTTAGTGGTTATAATTTCGGTGCTGTGGGAGGTATAAATATCATTGATTACCCAGTGGATTCGTTCACGTATCCAGTGCCAGACGGTTGTTTCTAGATAGATGCTAAACAAAAATATCAACGTATCTGATCGCGTCGAAGGTCAACTCCCAGAATTTATTAGGGAGGAAGATAAGCAGTTTGTAAATTTCTTATTTGAGTATTACAAATCTCAAGAGAAAAGTGGAAGACCTTACGATATTTTAAATAATCTTCTCACTTATTTTGATCTAGACTCTTACGACACGAATATGTTGTCGAGTCAGACAAATTTGTTGCAAGATGTTGGATTAGACGATAATAAACTAGAAGTAGAATCTATTGATGGATTCTTAGATACAAATGGATCAGTCCTGATCAATAGTGAAGTCATGTACTATGAGTCTACGACTCGTGGACCTGATGCCATTTTAACGCCAGGGGTATCTCTCGATCAGTTTGATAAGAAAAAGCAACAACTTGAAAATCCATTTCTACTGTTTGATGGTGTGCGAACGGTCTTCCCGTTAAAATTTCTGGGGAATCCTGTAGCACCAACTAGTGCAGATCATCTTATTGTAATTACTTACAATTATTTTAACCGTCCTGGTATTGATTATGTTATTGACGGCAATACCATTCGATTTACTTCTCCACCTAGAGCAAGATTGGGTGTCGATAACTCCGAATTTACTCAACTCGTATATCTGGTTGGATATGCAAACCAAACTATTGAGACTCTAGATGCCATTCCTTTCATCGAATGGCAGAATACCTATAAGTATCCATTAAGACTCGATACAGCGCCATATATCCCCACCTCAGACATCGGTTTAATCATTAATCGTAATGGGACTAAACTTACCCCATATGAAGATTATTCTGTATTTGAAGATAGTGTCATCTTTGATACTTTAATTGGTGCTGCTGATACTATTGAAATTCGCTCTGTAGAATATATTGCCCCTGCTTATGGATCGGGTGCTACTACAGTCTGTCAAGTTAGATCCGATGGAAGCATTAATCGGATTATCTCCAAAAGTGGTGGCAGTGGTTATCGTCTAAATTTCAATCCAAGAGTCACCATCAATGCAAGTAATGGTCAAGAAGCCACAGCAAGGTCTCTAATTGGTGGTATTAAGGATATTCGTCTTATTGACGGCGGTCAAGGATATTCTTCATATAATCCACCAATCCCCGTTATCGCTCCCCCTACAAATACTGGTGGCACTCAAGCAAAATTGTCACTTACAGTTGATGATACTACAGGTCAAGTATCTTCTATCATTATTGAAAATTCTGGTAGTGGTTATGATTTTATTCCTGCAATCACTTTTAACAACCCAACAGGTGCTACGATTGGGAGTCCAACTATTGACTCTGAGGGTAGATTAAATCTCAGTAGCATTCCCGTCACAAATATGGGATCTGGATATTCAAATCCACCCATAGTCTATATTGACAATGCACCAGATGGTGGAATTAACGCTGCAGCAACTGCAAGAATTAACCAAGATGGTCAGGTATATGAGATCCTGATCACTAATAGGGGTAGAGGGTATACTACACCCCCAAGAGTGCGTATCATTCAACCTGTGGGCGCACAGGTGCTTGACGTGACCGTTGCATCGGGATCTGTCACTAACATTGAAATGTTAGTAGGTGGCAATGGTTATACAGATGCACCTTCGGTTTATATTGTCGATGATCGTAAAGATGCTTATGGTGAACCAATTGGTGGCACTGGTGCTGAAGCAGTTGCTACTATCTTCAATGGGAGAATTACAGACATCAATGTTGTAAACTTTGGATCTGGTTATTCTGCGGAGTTTCCACCTAAGGTTTATATTGCAGAACCTCGTGCTGCCAGATCTTCTGTAGATGTTGGTTTCGATGAAGTAACAGGTTTTGATATTATCGAATCTGGACAAGATTATTCCCCTTCAGCATTATTGGGAGTTTCCCGAGGTGTATCGGGTCCAGTTGGATATGATCAACTGCATAATGAAATTTTTGCTAAAGAATCACAACTGAGATTGTCTTCTCACCCCAGTGATTCTTTAGTTGTTAATCTAGACTCACTTTTCCTGAGGGAAGTGTTTGATAAGTTTAGACGCCAATACTTACCTACTATTGATATTGATTTTGCAAAGATCAATCCAGTACAAGTAATTAAATCAATTAGAGATTTTTATGTTTCTAAGGGCACCAAATTTGCAACTCAATATCTGTTTAAGATCTTGTTTGGTGAGGAAATTGATATTTTCTATCCGAAAGATGAGATTATCAGTCCTTCTGCTGCAACTTGGACCGTTGATACAATTCTACGTGCCGAATTAATCGAAGGAGATCCCAAAAATCTAATTGATTCAGAATTGAATCAATATGCTGATGATGTTGACCAAAATATTAAAGGAGCTTCGGCTCTAATTGAAAATGTTATTACTATTATTGAAGGTACTGATACTATCTACGAATTGGCAATCTCCGAAGAGACTCTACTGGGAGATTTCAAGATTCCATACAAGACTACTCTAGTTGAGCCTTTGAGCACTACAGAGCAAATTATTACTGTTGACTCTACGATTGGATGGCCATCCAGAAATGGCACAATTCGTATTAATGATACAGAGCAAGTTCAGTACAAAGAAAAATCACTTAATCAATTTATTGAATGCACAAGAAGTCAAAATGGCATTGTAGAAGATTGGGATCCTGGCACTACAGTTCAATCTGACATTTTTGTGTATGTTAATAGAAATACTAGCACTGAGTGTAAACTAAGAATCTTGGGTATTGCTGAAGCTGGCACTACAGTTTTAGATAATACAGGATCTTACTATATTGCAGGAGATAAATTAAAAGTTGCCAACCTTGGATCTACTGATGATGATAAAAAATTAGATTCTTGGTTATATAATGTCAAAAAACTTATTCAAGTTTCAAGAATTGAAAGTGGTGGTGTTAATAACCAAACCGCAACTGTTTATTGTGAAAATCCCCATGGTCTGCTAGTTGGAGACACTGTAACCATCTATGGTGCAAACCCTGTCGTTTATAACGGATCATTTATTGTAACTTCACGTATTGATACGTTAGTATTCTCATATCAATTAGTAACACCTACGGAGATTATTCCACAAGGTAATATTCTACTATCAGTGGATCTTAACCGTGGTAAGTCTAATCAAAATTCAATTAATAGTGTAATTAACCAGTTTACAACAAATATTCAAAACTCATTCTTCAATGATGAGTATGTCTATATTGCAGCATCTGGTCTGCCTAATTATAAGATTGGTCCTTTTAGTGAATCGGCACTTATTCCTGGAAACCAGCGTAAATTGCTGAGATTCCCTAGAAGTGTGCAAACAATCTCTGAGCGTAAAGATACCCCCAATAATAGTCCTATTGGTGCTTGGATTAACGGTGTGTCTATTTGGTCATACAAGTCAAGCGAGTCTGTTACTTTTGGACCATTAACATCTATTAGTGTTACCAATGTAGGTGTCAATTATGATGCTGGCACTAAACCCAACCTTGAAATCACTGGTGGTGGTGGATCGGGTGCAACAGGTGAAGTTGTTGTTAACGGTAGTCTGACATCATTTACAGTAACAAATCAAGGTAGTGGATATGAAGAATCACCTCTAGTTTCAATCGTTGGTGGTAATGGATCTGGTGCAACGGCACAAGCAGTTATTACGGGCGGTAGAGTTACTAGAATTCTGGTTGATCAACCTGGATCTGGATATTCCGCCCAACCGTCAGTTTCGATTACTGGTGGTGGTGGTTTAGGTGCAGAAGCAACTGCAAACGTCCGTGGACCAATTTCATCCGTATCGGTTACTAATTTCGGTAGTGGATATACTTCATTACCTAAGGTCAGAGTTAACTCTGGCGAAGGTGCATTGGCACAACCAATTGTGCTGAATGGTCGTATTGTTTCTATTGCTATTATTAATTCAGGTAGTGGATATACAACTGCGCCTGAGGTAATCATCAATGGAGATGGTTTTGGTGCCCTTGCACAGGCAACAATCGGCACTACAGGAGAAGATAAGGGTAGAGTATTAAGTATCACTATTACCAACAGAGGTATTGGATATACTCAAGGTAATACTACAGTTAGACTGAGATCTATTGGTGAGTTGGCAACCTTCAGTCCTGAGGTTTTCCAATGGAGTAGAAATCTTCAGTATGATTTGGAAGATAACTTTGATTTTGCTAGAGGTTATGTCTTTACTGGATATAACAACCAATTTGGTGGTGAATATGCTCACCTTAGCGATCCTAAGGAGTTGAGATATGTTGTTGGTGATAATGTTTTCTTAGATCCTGTCACAACACAGTTTAGAGAATTAGAATCAAACTTCTTACACTCTCCTATTATTGGATGGGCATTTGACGGTAACCCAATTTATGGTCCTTATGCATATTCAGATCCTACAGATCAGAATAGTGGCATTAGAAGGTTACGTACATCTTATGGTTTAAAAACTAATGTTGTTTATGATCTTGATACCAATCCAAATCCTAGTCGTGTAGATGGTCCTGCAATTGCAACATATCCTGCAGGCAGCTTTGTTGAAGATTACACATATGTATTCCAACAAGGTGATCTAGACACATATAATGGTCGTTTCTGTAAGACACCAGAATATCCAGATGGCACCTATGCATACTTTATTACAATTGATGCATCAGATGCTGGTATTGCAGAATTCCCATATATCATTGGTCCCCAGTTTAACTCTTCACCAGATGCTTGGAATTCTAGTCAGCAAGCAACTCAAGAAAATATTCCTACTGGTGTTGTAAGATATAGAGACCCATATGTAAATGTTGATATTGATATTGATCGTCAACCAAACCAGGAAGCAGATACATTAACTACTGAAATTGAAGGATATCCAATTATCTTTGAAATTCAAGATAGTAACAATGATGGTCTAATTGATGCCACAGAGCAAACTGAAATCTTAGAAATGTCGGAAGAGGCAACTCTTCAGATCTATGATTACTTCCCTCAAGTATCGGCAGAGTCTAGAGTTGATATTGAAGTTGAGACAACCACTCAATTTGAGAATGCTCAGATTGATGGATTTGTTATTGAGAATCCTGGTGTTTCTTATCAGGTCAATGATACTGTCTTCTTTGATAATACTGATACTGGTGGATTTGGTGCATCTGCAATTATTGAATCGGTCAAGGGTCAGACTATCCTTGGATATTCCAAAGAGATGATTGGTGATAGACCATATGGTGTTATCACTACTAGTGTTGAGCATGAGCTTCGTCAGCAAGATCAGCTGATCGTCAATTCACGTCCAATCATCGACAATACTAATAAACTATTCAAAGTTAAGGTTGTTGCTGGCATTGAGCGTATTGCGGTGCAGCAAGAGGGTGTTGGATATAATGTAGATATTCCACCTACCTTTGAATTGATCGCTGCCGATGGACAAGATGCATCTCTGAGATTAAATCTCCTGAATACAGGACAAATTCTATCTGCAGATATCATTAACTCTGGTAATGGATATGATCCTGAAAATCCCCCTCAGATTAGAGTTTCTCATCCACAGCAATACAAAAAGACTAGATATTGGATTGCCGATTATCTAGAAGCAACTAGTCAGTTAACTGTCAATGACATTGTGCAGACTAGTGATCGCTATACTTATATCTGCGGTAAGATTATTGAATCCGATGCAGACGAGGCAGCATTCCTTGCTAAGTTTGATGATCTTGGTGCATTGATTTGGGATCGTACTTTGATTCCATTAAATGCAAATCAGAAGAGATCCGAATTCATCAAAATGCACGTTGATGAGTCCGAAGAAAACGACCTCATATATGTAACAGGCCAAACAAAAACCCCTGACAATGATAGTTATAACCCAGACATCTGGATTGGACTGTATAAGTCTGGATTTAACAATGCAAATGAGGCTGATGGCATTCTCCAATGGCAGCAATCGATTGCTGGCATCTCAGGATCAACTAGACGCGACTATGTTAATAGTATTGCTCTAGACCAAGAAAAGAGAATTTACTTGGCAGGATATACTGATAGTAACTCTCCAGATCCATTTGATATGTGGATTGTGCAACTTAATGCAGAGGGTGACCTATCAGAGAAAAGAAAAATTGCGTCTTTGGATGGATCCGAGAAACTTACTCAGATTAAGTGGATCTCCGACGATCGTTTTCTGTTTATTGGTGAAAATGAAGAAAATAATGACTGCATTTTCGGCGTATTCTTCTTTGATGGTGCAAATATTGAAATAGACTATATTCGTCAAATTCCTGTTATTGGTGGGTATGCTAGAGATCCACAAATGGCATTTGATGAGTATGGTGATGCTGTTATCGTCTGGAATGTCTTTAATAATGCTGCATCTAAGTTTGATAGGATTCAAGTCAGTAAATTCCCATATGCAACTGCAAACACTGGTTGGGAATGGACTAAGACTCTAAGTGTAAGTGGAGATTTCCAATCGATTAAGCATGCTGGCATTACAGTAGATATCT